AATGGAGGAGGGCTTGGCAATGGGAGCATCTCCGAAGCCGAAGACTCTGGTACTGGAACTGGAGGAACCGGACGAGGAGGAGCAGATGTTGTCAGCCAAGCGACGTGGTTTGCTCCGGTAGAAGAAATCAGTGATTGCCCAGGAGGAGTATGTCCTGTTCCCTGGGCAGTCAAGGAAGAGGTCCCTGTAATCAAAGAAGATCAAGTCAACCATCCGTCTCATTACACAGACGGCGGTATCGAGTGTATTGAGGCTATTGAAGCGCAATTAACTGCAGAGGAGTACCAAGGCTACCTGCGTGGCTGTTGCGCTAAATATCTTTGGCGTTATAAACTTAAGGGGAATGCCCTTCAAGATTTAAAAAAATGCCAGTGGTACCTGGATCGCCTAATGCAGACCTTAGAAGGCTAAACAAGGAAGGCCGTCCTTTTCGTAAAGGAGATGTACGAGAGGACGGCTTTATTTTTGCGTGTTACGTTAGAACACAAATTTTAAGCAGTGGATTTTACAAAGAAAAATGGCTTTCGCCAAAAGCTTACAAGAAACAAATAAAAGATCAACGCAAATCTATTGAACAGTGGAGAAAAAAGCGCGAAAAAGAAAGAAGAGAACTGCTTGATACAATCAAGCTGTCAAATGGTTGCGTAAACTGCGGATACAAAGAACATGCAGTTGCGCTTGACTTTGATCACTTGAATCCTTCACAGAAAAGCTTTAATATCAGCGAATACTTTGCCCGCGCTCCGCTCGATTTATTAATGAAGGAAATAGATAAATGTCAAATATTGTGTTCAAATTGTCACAGAGTGAAAACAAAGCAAGATTTAATGATTCAAAAAGGTTGAAGATCGTCATCTTCTTCATCGTACTCGTCGTCGTCACCCATGCATGCGGCGGCGAGTTCTGCTAATTCCAGATCGGTTGGATGATCCCAGTCGATCTCAATGTTTTCAGACGCCATGATGTCTTTGATGGCGTGCCACTCCATCATGCGTTGGTGATAGAGACTAAGCAGAGCGTAACGCAGTTCTTCCCATGTCATCTCTTGGGATTGAAGCTCCGCCTTACGCATGGCGAACTGGAGTTCCAAGGGGAGTTCAAATTCCCGTGGTTCGACTGACCTCTCCATTCCGCTCTGCATTTGCTCGTTGCAATTATTCTAATCCTAGCTATTAAACAGCAAATCGAGTTCCTGGTCTAGAAACTCGTCCCACTTGTTTTCATCAATACGGAAAGAATTGGCAAACTCGGACAGGATATAAGGGCTAATGCGTTCTTCCAGTTCCCGAATCGCACGTACCTCATGGGAAGCAGCGCTGTAGTTGCGGAAAGCTGTCAACAAGATTTCTGTGGAGGACCAAGGGTTGGCATCGATCTCTTGGAGGAACAGATTGATTTCTTCCCGGCGACGATCTAGAAGACCGCCGATGACATTGTGTTCTTCATCAAAGATCCACCTGCCAATTTCTTGAGTGGCACCACAGAAATCCTCTGCTTCGATGCAGTCAATCACGTGGCTGTATAAGAAGGGATCCCAGCCAACTGAATGAACGAACGAGATTAAGGCCTGACGCATGCTGTTGTCGAGGCCCAGGTTCAGCTTTGCTAGCTGGTTGTCAATGACATTGATCTCATGGAAGAGATACTCCAGGGCCTTCTCACGTGTACAGCATTGGCCACGCTTGACGGGAGAACCATCGGGATAGAACTGAGTCCCAAACCCGATGGTGTAAGGCTCCTCGCCAGTTGCCGGATCTGGGTATGCCTTTTCGCTATACCCTTCGTATTTACGGATTAGATTAACCGCATGCGAAAGATCCGACATAGGAGTAACAATTAGTACTCCCAATATACATAAATTTTATTTACCTTGGCCACGAGACAGTTTACGTCCGTGATTGGGGCGGGAATGTTTCCCGTCACCTTGACGTGTTTTCTTGGGCTTGGACTCGATCTGAAGAGCGCTGGACTTGGGTTTTGCCATGCTGGTAGGGAATCAGCCTATGCAGTTTAGCGGGGAATTACCGATTAGCCTCGTTCACCACTTGACGCTATTTACCATTTCGTTTTATGACTCCAATACCGTGCAGACATTTTGTCGGGGTTGGGATCCTGAGCGTTATGACGAGCGTAATAAGACTTCTTCCGTGCTTTGTCCTTTTCTGTCGTGGGGTTCTTACCGGCACCCTTGACACCTTGCTGACCAAAACGAATGATTTTCTCCTCGCCTCCCTCGCAAGCCTTGACGACATGAGACTTGGTCTTGTGTCCAGGGGTGCGCCGAGGCTTGTTGCAAGGCATTGAGTCCTTTGCAATCTTAGATGCTTTGGCGGCTTTTTTATGTTTGTCAGACATTAGCTAAATCCTTTGAACAGAGACGTAAACTCACCAAGAATCTTTTGTCCAGTCTTGGACTTGTATTCCTCGTCTGTTGTGTCATCTTCAAATAGTTTAAAATAACTAGGCGCTTCTTCCTCTTTTGTGGTAGTGGTAGTTTTATCGCCACTATCAAAAAGACTTTGCATAGATACCAGGGCTTCAAATGGATCCCCACTGGATAAGCCGCTGAAAAGACTGCTCGCTTGCAAGCCCTTATCGCTACCCGCCTGCGTAACAAGCTCCATCTCGCTGCGATCTACATCGGGCATGAAGTCATTGTAAAAATCGTCTTCACTCCCCTGGTATCCAGCACTCTGGAAGATCTTATATAGCGCAGTTGCGTTCGGATCATCCGTTGGTGCCTCGTCTTCTGGACGCTCAATATACTCAACACCCAACCTTTCCTGTGTCGGCGTCAGTTTCTTTTCGTTCAGATACTTAATAGATTCTCGAATCTCTTTTGCTGCTCCTGTTCTAAACGCATCAATAATATATTGCTTGACTTCTGTGATACCCATCTCAGCATCACTAAGTCCTAGTGTTTCCAGGAGTTTATCCCATTCTTCTTTGTGCTGCTCTGGGCTAATGCCTTCAAGAAGCTTATCGGCGTACTCTTCGGGAGTAACAAAGTTGAGGAATGTGATGTCACCAATATTTAACTTTTCGTCTGTAATCTCGGGAATAATCTTTGTCTGGATGTAATCTTCTGCATCCTTTAATGTAATTACATCTTTGGCCGGATCAAAGCCTTCTGCTGCACCCTTCACTTGATAGTGGAGTTTTGCGAACTGGTTTTTATCGTTGGGATCCAGGCCGTAATAGTAAGCCCATTGATTCCAGGTCCAATCTGTACCTGGTACAAGCTCGGTATTTCCTTTGGTCTTTGCTATCTCCCAGTCGCTAGCTACTTCACTTTTTTGCTTCAAGTATGTCTGATACTTGGGTTCATTTTCTCCAAAATTACCTTGAGGATCAAAATAAAAATCAGAACTAAAGTTTAAGGGGCTCGTGTTTTTTACGTTATCCAAGTAAGCTTTTGATCTTAGGTCTGCAATATCTCTTAGTGAATCCAAGGCGCTTTGCGTCTGAAAAATATTCTGTTCGTTTTGCTTTACATCCATGTAACTAACAAACTCGCTCATGGAACGCGAGGTATCGAAACGAGGTTTTAGATAACGATCGATGTAATCCTTGGCGAATTCTGCGTCGATTTCATAAGTGATGGAGGGATCCAGGGGATCGGTGATTTGCATCCCCCCTTCATAACGTGTGACAAGCTGCTCATCAAACCACTTCTGCCAGTTGTAAACAGCATTGCTGCGGCTGGGAACACCGGTTGCCGCGCCAAGAGATTTTTCTAGGTTTTCCTGTGTTTTGGTTGTATCTCCCATCCAGCCAAGAACCCCGCCAACCCCTGTGTCTCCTAACAAAGAATTGGCAATGGATTCGTTAATTGTCATGATTTCGTTGAAACCAGGGAGGCCTCGATAGAAATCAAACTGTTGTTCTTGTAGCTTTTGCTTTTGCAATTCTGCTGCAGCCGCCTTCAAGGAGTCCTGGCTAAGCGCACTGAACATCTGTTGTTGCTGCTTTTCTTTTGCGCCTAGAACAGTTGAAAGTTCTCCTTCTAAGATCGTTGTTCCCTTTGTCATCTTGATCTGAGAACGCAACCGATCTGGGATGTAATCAAGAGTAGGCACAGCAAGTGTACCTTCGTCGTATTGAGCTTTTTGATCGGAAGGTAAGGAGTCGTACCATTCCTTCAGAACTGCAGGGTCTTGTGCGTCTGCCCAGTCTTTTATGTTGTCAAAGCGATCAGCAAGACCAAGCACCTGGTCTCTATACAACTGGTAATCAGCATCTGTTAAAAACTCTTGATAACCTTCCGCAAATTCAGCATCTTCTGCTGCGTTACCGCGATCACCCGCCGCTTTACCCTGGGTTGTGTAATACCATTGCAAATAAGTATCCCTGGTGTATTTACCTGTTAAATCAAGGTCGGGTAAATAAGAGCTACCAAATTGGACGGAGGACTGAGCGTTGTTCCATTCCTCTTGCGCGATTTGTCCACCTTCTGTGTTTAAACGATAGTACTCAGCGTCAAAACCACCTGTCGGAGGCTGCGCTCCTTGCTTTACGGCATCCCAGGGCTTGCCTACTTTTGTTGTTTGGTAATATGCGTTGATTGTATCTAGTTGATTTGTCGCGGCAAAGTTTTTAAACAGGACGTTGCTAGTCCCACCCAAAGTATTTGCAATGTTATTAACAAGAGTTTTGTAATCGCCAGAGGATGAATTCGCTGCTAGTTGTGCAACTTTTTTATAAACCTCTTCGCCTTTGCTTGTAGATATTCCTCCACTTACTCCTAGGCTTGTTCCGTTGTTTGAAATTGTAACAACAGGACCATAACCGGGTACAATCCTATCTTCGTTGCTCTGTACAGTAGGTCGATTAAAGTGGTATTGCCCAAAGGCGGCTTTGCTTGCTGTACTGTTTTTGTCCCAAGAATTAACGATGACCGTGACCATGTCATCACGTAAATTCCCGTCACGGTTTAAATCTCCAGGGACCTCAATAACCTTTGGCGTTACTCGCGATTCGTATCGACCATAATTTTGATAATGACGCCAGCCCCAATCCCAACGGCTCATTGAATGATAGCCGTTATTACGCTCAAACCAATAGGCTTGTTCCAGATCTCCGTTTAAGCGAACATAGTCTGCCCAGTGGATATTACTGCTGTCGTTAACCCATGAATTGTAATTATTTGCGATATCAGAGTACTGATCCACATACTGAGAAAAACCATCAGGCAAACTGCTGATATATACATCTCCGCCAGTGGACCCCCCATAGGCGTTTTGATACCCCGGATAAGTTGCCATGTTTTACTAACACTCGCCAAAAATAAAAACAGATTCCTGTTTGATCCAGGCTTCAATCCTATCAAGAGTTTCTGTCGAAAAGAAGGTTTGTTTTTCAAACCAACTTCTCATATCCTCTGATCCTTTATGGGCGTTACAACGCCTGCAGCAGGGAAGTAGATTATGTCGATTAGAAGAGCCAGACTTGAAGCGGGGTATGATGTGATCAAGGCTGGTGGCATTATCCCCACAGTATCCACACTTGTGGTTCCAGGCTTGATAGATACTTTCTCTAAAACGTTTCTTGGCAAGTTTTGGTGTTAATTCAACTAGCAGGGCGAGGGGCTCGTGCTCGTTGCAAAACATGCTCTTCAATTGCCGTTACTTTATTTTAATTTCCCCACACATCTCTTCGCACAAAACAAAGAGATAAAACTTTGCTTAAGAGCGTTGACAGGCTCTTGACTCACGGTAGGTTATATGAGTAACCACTGCCACTCCAATGGCTAAGCACCCCGGCTGGGTATCGGTCCAGCAAGCAGAACAGCTTCTTGGCATTGACAAGAGGACCCTGTTCCAGTACCGAGATGACGGCACTCTGAAGCTAGGGCCTCATTTCGCGGCATTTCCTGGCACGATGTCCAGGGACAGCTACAAATGGAACGTGGCTGCCGTCAGGAAACACCTGCGTAAGCAGGGTATGATGCCGACTGCTGCTTGAGTTGCCTATAGTGATTCTTACGGAGTTTATGAGCAAGGATGAGATCAGTGATGTTTAGCTGAACATCCTGAAATGCCATTGCCTCATAAAGGTGTGAACAAAGGGACGGATAGCAGCTCTGCACATTGCGGGGCTGCTTTTCTTTTAGTTCAAACAACAAAACCCACTGTGGATGAAGTGGGCGTACAAGTCGCTTTTTACCAGGGACAGAGATGGCGCGATCTGGTCCCCAGTCAAGGTCTGATAGCTCTTCTGGCTTAAGGCCATAAGTAGCAACCATACCATAGAGCCAGGCGATGTCTTTGGTTTTTCTACTGGATACTAAGCGGAAATACTCATCCACGATCCGCTGATCCAGGGGCGGCTGGTGGTTCATGGGTTGTATGAGCTAAGTAACCGCACCATATCCAACGGTGGGACCAGCTCGCAAGGGGTAAAGAAAGCCTTAATAAGTCTCGTGAGACTTAATATAAGTATACCTTAATTGTTACGGTTTGTAAGGTTTGCCATCTTTATCGAACATTGTGAAGCCTTGCATCAAGATGAAATCAGTTGGCACGTTGAATAGCTTCTGCATCATCG